TTATAGAATAATAAATAAGACGCAATAATAATAAAATATTTTTAAATAATATAAAAGTATATTGTTAAATAATGAAAAATGCAACAACAAAGGGTTATGGCTTAAAATTTTTTATAGATATTAGTTTAATAGTTTTAGTAGTATTTTTAATACTAGTATTCATAGGAACTATAAAAGTGTACCATACAGAAACATTTGCACCAAATATGAACAATAATAATAAACTTATGCCCAATGAAGTTTCAAGTGATGGGAAAGCGCAACTTCTTTTATATGGAGATTATAATGTAAAACAAAATACAGATATTACAAAAAACAATAACTTTAATATATGGAAAGAGTATCCCGTTTATCCGAGTTCATATAAACAAATAACCAATAATAAAAAACAATGGACAACACCAGATGTCGGAACATGTTCGCCAGCAGAATTTTGCGGAACGCCATATGAAGAGACAGAGCAAAAAAAATATACTGTAAGTCAAGCAGTACCAATAGACGCAAATGTAACACGAATTAACTGGTGGGCTGCAAATACATGCGAATAAATATAGGAATACACTACACTACAAAAACAAACAATAAAAACAAACAATAAAAACAAACAATAAATATTGCTAAATATTTATTGTTAACCATTAGTTATAATATATTGTATACCGTTATTAGATATTCAGTTCTAAATCGGATATTGCAATAAGACATCCCGTTTCGACGGTTTCATCGTCATTGAGTGCCTCATTTTTTTTCTTAGGGGTTCGTTTTTTAGGAGCTCTATGTTCATAACCGGTTTCTCGTTCTTTAAGAATAATATCCCATACTCTTTCTATTTTTTTAATTGCGGATTCAAACCATATGTCATTTTTTACGACGAGGACGCAACTATATTGATTGAGATACCAGTATATATTTTTTAACCACGTAATACCCACATTCTTGTCAATAATTTCTTCGCACCATTTATCGTATTCGTTGCGCGTTAAATATAACGGTGCGTATTCATAAAATGGTTTACCGTCTTTTATAAAATAGGCAATAACGCCTTTTATTGTCTTAGCCGATGTTAAATAAAATTCCGCATTGGTATCAGACGAAGAGTCATGTAAAAATGCCGCTTCATCTTCATACTCTTTAAAAGATGTCTCCAAAAAGTCGCATTCGTCGCAGTCGCACACTTGCATTTGAAGCTGTGTTTGTATCCAATACTCTTCAATTGGTATTCCTGTTATTTCGCGATTAACTATATTTTTAATTTCCACCGCGCGACCATAGAGAGGAGATGTTGGGTCAATATTAATACCATCAGGGGATGCCCCTAAGAAATGATATTTGGGGTGTTTTATACAACCAAATTCTCCAACTTTTGTAGAATTTCTTGCTTCATATATCATAACCGATAATTTCTCATATTTTTGCCCCCAATGAAGTGGCGAATTAGTATTTACAAATGATTTTTCTATTACAGGTGGTTCTTTTTCCATATCATCTACCTCGTCTGAATTAGAAGCAATACGAATACCAAGTGGTTTACATTTTTCATAGATAAGTTGATTGATGCATGATTCCGATTTAAATACTTTCCATGCAGCGCTCGCAGTAATGAGATTTTAGTTATTTCGGCGACATTCGGGGGTTGTAAAATACGCGATGTTGGATAAGATCTAGGTGGAACAACTGTGTCAAAATATTCTTCTAAACATTTAGTTATAATTTCTTCGACCTGATTTTCCATTTTTTCTGTAAATTTAAAAACATCATTGCGTATAAACGAATTGTCTGAAAATGTCTCTTCTACAATTTCATATACGGAATTCTCCAACATTATATGAAAAGCTGGATCGCTGAACGATAGAGGATTATTTATCACATTTTGTTCAACACAATACAATACAGACTCGCGTAGGTCTTCAGTATCCTTTTCCGATAGTGAAATACACTCCACGTCGCTAGATGAAATGGAATTACACATTTCACTGTCATTATTATCGCCACTATTGTCACTATTGTCACTATTGTCACTATCTACATCATCGGTGCCTTCTTTTAGAAAATCCCAAACTAATTCTGTAGTTTCCGTGTCACTTATGTTTATTTTAACAAATTCACTCAAAGGGATACCATTTATTAAAATATCTTCTGTTTGTGTTGCTACATCTGACATTATAATAGTTTTGCAAATTTTAAACGAAAAGCGGGACGGATTGTATTGTTACGAGGAACGATTAATATAGTTAAGTATATATTTCTAAGTCAGTATCAATTTTATAATAGCTAAAAATAAACAATTACCTTAAGCGATATAGAAGTATTACACCTTTGGACATTTAAAACGCCGATATTGTTTCTATAACGGATACTTCTTTAGAAGCATAATTATATAATTTTGTGGGATTATATTTTTTTAATGGAAAATATTCACAACTTAATGGTCTCCATTCGCCATTTTTAATATCTGTATTATCTCGTGTTTGTTTACAACAATTACATATTAAAATGTATTTGAATTTTTTATGTTCAAGTAAATAATCTAAAAATGTGTAAATATTATCTAAAGACCAATGTTGTATAACATCTTTCAAAATGCATAGGTCTCCACTTATAATATTTTCTTTATTATTACAAAAATCTAAATGTATAAAAGAATATTTAGGCAATGAGTGGTTTTTTGAATTATAGTCAACTACTTTTTTATATGTATCGTAACCCGTATATAAAATATCTAACTCATCATATATTATTTTTCCACAAATAAAATCTCCGCAACCTAAATCAACAATATTTTTAATATTATTATCATTTATAAATTTTTTCAAAAAAGGAACATAAGTATCTTTATTATAATTCAGATTACTTCCTTCACCACTGCTACCATTATATTCAGCAATATTGTTATTTCCCCACAATTTACTTTCATACACATTTGTAAATGTTTGTTCCATTTATATATATTTATCTTTATAAATGTATTTTTATTTTTACGCAGTAAATTAAGCGTTTTAAATGTCCAAAGGTGTAAAAGCAAAAGCGAGATGTGTTGTTATGCGTTATTTTGAATCATCATCGCTGTTATTATTAGAATTATTTATGGAGTTAGTTAAGCTGGATATTCCGGATATTCCGGATATTTTTGCGGCTTTATTGTCACGAGTTTTATTCGTTCTTTTGGGGGGAAGAGATTTCAATGTGGATTGTCGTTTTTCACATCTTTTTAAGGTAAACTTGCGATTTATTTGATTGAACAAAAGACAGGGTATTGATTTTATAATACCTGTTTCACGGTCATAAATAACATCCTTCGCCTTTGATAGACGCTTTTGGTCAAGACCTGTAGCCAAGAACGAGAGTAAGGTTTTTGATTCTTTCGCGGTAAGATTATTGATAGTGGCATAGTTTTCAACAAAAACGCGAATTTTTTGCATTTTTATTGTTTTATCGAGCTTACTCCAAAGTTCATTTGTATGTGTTTGTTTTTCTTTTTCAAGAAAGTCGTTAATATTATTTACATCATTTGTATCTCTCGGACTTAAATTATTATAGTTACTATTACTTAAAAGCATTGACTTATATTTTATATTTTTCAGGTCTTTCATTTCTTTACTCATTTTGTATATATTATATATAAAGTAAAGTTTAACCTTTTTTTCTATTTGTTATATTTATGATATAAAATATGAAATCAATTTCAATCACGGGAAAAAGAAATACTGATAAGATAAAAGGTTTAGAAAACCCTGACATGATATGTGAAAGAAATGCTATGAAAAGATTTTCAAAGGAGGTTATTGATTTTTACGAGAGTCATGAAGAGCAAATATCTGTTGTAAATAAGCTTTATATGGATGTGAGACCATTAGAGAACAGTGAGATATTTATAAAAGAACTTGAAAAAAAGATAAATGGATATAAACAACAAGATGTAGAGAAAAAATTATATGAAAAAGATAAATTTATAACTATGGAACATGTGTTATCTAAGTTAACAGGATGTAAATTAGAATGTTATTATTGTCAGAAAAAATGTTATATTATATATAACGAAGTATTATCAAAGACGCAGTGGACAATCGATAGAGTTGATAATAACTATGGACACAATAATGATAACATAGTTATTGCGTGTTTAGACTGTAATATAAGAAGAGGTACAATGAATAGTGACAGATTTAAATTAGGCAAACAGATGAAGTTTATAAAAAAAAATCATCATGACAAATTATTATAGAATAAAAATATGTTATAAATATGTTATAAATATGTTATAAATATGTTACTTATTTTAAATTGCACAAAAAGCATTTAAAATGAACTTTATTTTAATAAGTACAAATAAAATAAAAATATCATAAATGTCTTCTAGTGCGACATATTCGAATTATACTACACAGAATGACCTTTTATTAAACAATCTTTTAAAATTTTACGAAGAGAGTAATAATATGGATTATATGCTGCGGATAATAAACGGGGAGTCTAAAATTTCTCTAAGAATAATAGACTGGTTCGCGACAAACTATGCAAAAAAATATTATACTGTATATGACATGCCAAACACAGAGCGTCGCTTTAAAGTATACGTAGACTACA